TGTTCCGCCTGTGAGAGAAAAAATCAAGTAGAAAGTACTTTTGGAGAGGACACTTGGAAAGGAGGTCAGAAATGGCAGTCGAGAGACCTAAAGTCAAGTTCAGCGAACATGGTGAACTCATAGTAACCACTGCGGTCTTATGTCAAATCTTAGACCTAGGACCCGAAATGATCAGTAGACATAATCGTGCGGGTATGCCGAAGGTGGCCACCGGTTGGTGGAACATTCGTGAAGTCCTTGTATGGCTAGGAATGTCAAAGGATAAGGACGGAACGAAGTCGGCAGCGCAACGAAAATTAGAAGCCGAGGCGGACTATAAGGAAGCCAGAGCCAAACGTGAAAAGCGACTAAGCGAAGTACTAGATGGTCAGTACATAGATGTGGCCGATGTGCAACGTGAATGGACTGGACGCGTTTTAGAATTGAAGTCATCCCTTGGTCTACTAGCCAAAGCGGTTAGCAAAGAATTCCCAGACGCAGATACAAGGGTGATTGTAGAGAGGACGGTGAATGAGTGTGTCAACACGTACCTCGAAAGCTATTCGAGGGAAGGGAAGTACACCAAAACGGAAATCGACCACAAAAAGAAAAAATAAAACGAATTCAAAAGCTGAATCTGTTATGACATTGAAAAACAACGTCGATGAATTTTCGTTTACGTGGACAGCTCCCGAACTAGAGGCCTTTAAACCACCAGAGCGATATACCGTATCTGAGTGGGCGGATAAGTTCCGTGTACTACCAAGTACCGGCGCTGAACCAGGGCCTTGGCGCACTCTCCGTACTCCATACTTACGTGAACCTATGGATATGCTTAACAATGATCTGATTGAGCAAATTGTACTGTGCTTCGGTGCACAGATAGGTAAAACGGAAGCAGAACTCAATATGATTGGTTATGCACTACACCAATCACAAGCTCCTGTCATGATGGTATACCCAACAGATACCCTGGCAGAGTTCAATAGTGAGAAACGTGTGCAACCAATGATAAAAAATTCTGAACCATTGGAGAAAATGTATGATGCCAACGCCAGTCAGAAGAAGGAGCTAAACTTCACGAATGGCAATTACATGGTATTGTCCGGTGCTAACTCACCATCGAGTCTAGCGTCTAGGGCAATCAAATATGTGTTCTTTGATGAAATAGATAAATACCCAGCGTTCTCCGGTAAGGAAGCCAATCCAATCAAGTTGGCTACAGAACGTACTAAAACGTTCGTTGATGCCAAACACGTGATGGTATCAACACCTACGGTAGAGAATGGGAATATATGGAGGGCCTTTAAATCAGCTCATGCGCAGAAAGAGTACTACGTACCTTGTCCACACTGCGGAGAATATCAGACCCTCAAGTTTAAACAAATTAAATGGCCTGAAAGTGCGAACGGAAATAAAGACTTAGTACGTGATACAGCGTACTACGAATGTGAGCACTGCAAGGAACCAATTCAAGATAAGTACAAAATGGAAATGCTGCGAAGAGGTGAATGGCGAACGGAGAACGTACCAAACTGTAGAGTACGATCCGTTGGCTATCACCTATCATCTATATACAGTCCTTGGGTAGCCTTTGGTAAGGTAGCTTACGAATTCCTATCATCTAAGGATTACGCAGACCAATTAATGAACTTTATAAACTCTTGGCTAGCTGAACCTTGGAGGTCTGCTAAGACTAAGAGTACACAGGATATTACATTCACAGAGTCAACGTATGACAGAGGTGTTGTACCAGATAAGGCTACACTTCTTATTGCTAGTGTTGACGTACAGCTCGATTACTTCTGGTGGGAAGTAAGAGCATACGCACCTGGCGTTAAGTCGTACTTAATCGACTATGGCCAAGCAAGTACATGGGATGACCTAGAAAATATTATCGTCAATCGTGAGTATCCAAGTGAATTTGGAGAACCACGCCAGGTGATGAAGGCCGGTATTGACTCAGGGTTTAGAACAGATGAAGTTTACCAGTTCTGTGCAAGGTTCCCTGAAATCTGTATACCTCTTAAAGGTTCGTCCAATAGTACAACCATGACTGCACCGTATTCAATGTCAAGTGTTGAAAAAGGTGTTATCGGTGGCTTGAAACTGTATGTACTAAATACCGATTATTGGAAAGACTTTATCTTCGCACGAATGGTAAGGCCTACAGATGAAATCGGTACGATCCATTTATTCAAGGACTGCCCTCAAGAATACATGGAGCACTTAAGGGCAGAAGAAAAGCAAGAAATTCGGAATGTAAAAACTGGTGAGATTACTGTTAAATGGAAACCACTTACCGGACACCCTACGAATCACTTGCTAGATACATGTACTTATAATGCGGCAGTAGCTGATATTGCCGGAGTTAAATATTTAGTAGAGCCTGAGCCTTACGAAGAAGCTGAAGACACTACATCCTATGAGGATTACGGAAGCGGAATCGGTAGCACAGGCCATTGGTTTAGATAGGAGGTGAACCATGAGCGATGTAAATGAACAACTTGAACGTGTCCGCCAAGTCATCGAGGATATCGAAACTAAAGGATATTCAGAGTTACAGATTGGGGGTAAGCGGTTCAAGACGATTGACTTGCCAGTACTTTATGCACGTGAACAAACACTGATGCAACGAGTACATGAAGAGTCCAACGGCTATCAAGTTGATGCATACGTAACATGGGGTGGACGATGAATATCTTAGATAAAGTAATCGGTTGGGTTAACCCTGAACGTGCACTAGAACGAATGGCAGCACGTGAAGCACTCCGTCAATACGATGCCGCATCAATGGATAGACTGAATAGTGATTGGCAACCTGCATTTGGTACAGCCGAGCAACTAGCAACAGGTTCACGTGATATCATACGTGGCCGTGCACGGTCTGCTGAGATGAACAGTGACTTAGCAGAGTCAGCTGTTATTGCCATATTACGTAACGTAATTGGACCTGGTATTAAGCCACAAGCTAAGGTACGTCATAAGAGCGGTAAGCTCAATAACCAACTCAACAATAAGATTGAGCGTGCCTGGGCGAAATGGACGGAAGCCGATAATGCAGACGTTCGTGGGCTATCCAACTTTTACGAATTGCAAACTATGGCACTACGTAGAATGTTGTACGATGGCGAAATTCTTGTAAATAAAACCGCACAGGGCGATTATCTCCCATTGGCTATCCAATTAATCGAGGCGGAGAACATAGGGGCCATAGACATCAAATATGGCAATAATAACATCATTAGCGGTGTTGAGGTAAACGAATATGGAAAGCCTGTAGCATACCATGTTAGCCAAGCAGACCCTATGGGTGTGAGAACCTTTGGGGCTATGCGGTTAACTACAGACCAAGCGTTCTTATTCTTCAAACCAAATCGTCCAACACAAATTCGTGGTATGAGTCACTTGGCGTTAGTCTTGCGTCGGATCCATGATATCGATGAGTACATGGATGCAGACTTAATCGCAGCACGTGTATCAGCGTGCTTCAGTGCATTTATTACTTCTCAGAATTCTGCTAGACAGGCTAGCTTGCTTCCACGTGATAGTAAAGGTAGACCTAGCATGACAATGGCACCAGGTATGGTTAGACACCTAAGCCCTGGTGAGTCCATCGAGTTTGCAGACCCTAAGCGTAACGCTGGTACTGCAAGCGAATACTCGGCAACTCAGACTAGACGTATCTCGTCCGGTCTTGGTATGAGCGCTGACATCGTAGCGCGTAATATATCCGGTAACTTCTCGGCCGCACGTCAGAACCTGTTAGAGGACCAAAAGACGTTCCGTCAATTACAAGAGTTTGTTATCGCACACTTCTGTATGCCAATTTGGAGAGCCTTTATTGATGCCCTCTATTTATCTGGTGAACTACCTCCAGATTACCTAGCGAACAAAGACAAATACCAAGAGGTATCTTGGCTTGCTCCAGGGTGGTCTTGGATTGACCCAGTAAAAGAGGTTAACGCTAATAAGGAAGCTATCAAATCTGGTCTTACAACCCTAGAGGACGTGTGCGCAGCATCCGGTCGTGATTGGGAGGAAGTCCTTGAACAACGGAAGCTCGAACAGGATAGGGCTCGTGAGCTTGGGGTGTTACTTGATTATTCCAGTGAGTTGCAACCGCTAACGATGGGCGATGATGACACTACACAGGAAGGAGCTGATGGCTAGTAATGAGTGAACATCAAAAGCGTAGTGTTCTTGGCAATTACTGTCGAGAAACTACTATTGACCACGTCGATACCGATAGTCGGACAGTAGAATTATCATTCTCTTCCGAGACGCCATATGGCCGTTGGTTCGGCGATGAAATCCTTTGCCACGATGAAGAGTGCATCAACCTTGAGCGCTTTAACAATGGCTTAGGTACGGTATTGTTTAATCATGATCGTGATGCGGTCGTAGGTCATATCGAAAAGGTATGGCTAGAAGATAACCGCGGTAAAGCGTTAGTACGCTTTGACACAGACGAACAATCCGAAACAATATTCCAAAAGGTACAGTCCGGTACGCTACAAGGTGTAAGCGTAGGCTATGCAATCAACCGATATGAAGTATTGGAAGATGAAAATACCAAATCTACTAATGGCCGATTTAATGGTCCGGCTTATGTAGTAACGGATTGGGAACCTTTAGAAATCAGTATTGTATCTGTTCCTGCTGACCCAACAGTGGGTGTAGGACGTAGTGCTGAAGAAATTCATACAAGTATTGACACACAGGAGGATAACACACGTATGGATCAAGAGAAAAATTTAGAAGTTCAAGAAGTAAAATCTGCACCAGTTGAAACTGGTCTTACTCAAGCAGACCTTCAAAAAGCAATGGAACAAGAACGTAAACGTACTTCCGAAATTACAGCAATGTTCCGTGACTTCGATGTAGAAGGTGCTGACGAAGCAATCGTATTGGGTAAATCTGTTGAAGAAGCTCGTGAAATGGTAATGGACCAATTACGTGCACGCAACAAAGGCGTATCTGTAACAATGGGCGAAGCTGAATCTGATAAGTTCCGTGCAGCTGCACAAGATGCTGTATTGATGGCAGCAGGTATCCCAGTAGCAGATGCTGCACCAGGTGCACAAGAATTGCGTGGTTATTCCATGGTTGAAATGGCTCGCGAATCCTTACGCCGTGAATCTGGTTCTACAGTAAACTTTGGCGATAACATGGAATTAGCTCGTGCAGCTATTAACTCCACATCCACATTCCCTGCTATCATGTCTAACTTAGCTAATAAATCCGTAATGGTAGGCTTTAACGAAGCTGAAACTACATACCAAATTTGGGCAGGTAAAGGCTCTAATCGTGACTTCAAAGAAGCTGCACGTGTAGCATTGTCTGAAGCAGGTAACCTTGAATTAGTTCCAGAAGGTGGCCAATTCAAACAAGACTCCTTCGGCGAAGCATCTGCTCGTACTAAAGTAGCTACTTATGGTAAATTGTTCAGCTTAACTCGTCAAGCGATCATTAATGATGACTTGGGCTTATTCTCCAAAATCGCTACTAAATACGGTTCTGCTGCTAAACGCTTAGTGAACAAAATGGTATATGCTCAATTAACTGGTAACGTTAAAATGCAAGACAATGTAGCATTGTTCGACACTAAACATGGTAACGTTGCAGGTACAGGTGAAGCATTATCTGTCAAAGCAATCGCTAAAGCAATTACTGCTATGCGCCGTCAAAAAGGTATTCAAGGTGAAGCTACTCTTAACATTACACCTAAATACTTGGTAGTTCCTCCAGAACTTGAAATGACTGCATATCAAATCGTTAACTCTACTGCAGCAGTAGACGGTGTAAACTCCGGTGTTGCTAACCCTTACAAAGGTCGCTTCATTGTTGTAGCTGATGCAGAATTAACTGACCCAGATGCATGGTACTTAGTGGCTGATGCAACTCAACACGACACTATTGAAGTAACTTACTTGAACGGTGTTGAAACTCCACGTCTTGAAACTCGTCAAGGCTTCGATGTAGATGGTATCGAATACAAAGTAGCATTTGACTGTGGCGTAAGCGCTCTTGACTTCCGTGGTTTATATAAAAACGCAGGTAAATAATAGGGGGATATAACACATATGGCAAAATTCGTATATGAAACAGACCGCATCAATTATGTGGCAACAGCAGATATTAAAGCCGGCGATATCGTAGAAGCAGGTGCACTTCATGGTGTAGCTGTGACTGATATCAAAACTGGCGAAATGGGTGCATTGAAAGTTACTGGCGTATTCAAAGTAGACGCTACTAAAGCTGATACATACGCTGTAGGTGATGCAGTAAACTTCGCTTCTGGTAAAGCTGCTAAAACTGGCGGTAAACCATTGGGTATTGCAGTAGAACCTAAAACTGCTACTCAAGATACTGTAACAGTAATGTTGAAAAACTAATCATTGTATTTTAACGGAAATGCGGGCCACACGGTCCGCATTAACCCTATGAGGTATAACTTATGCTGACCTATGATGAAAGCGCCTTACTCGATGTATTTGGCGAAAAAATAACATATGAAGGTAAGCAGATTAAGGCTAGTGTAGAAATTGGTGAGTATGACGGTAAAGGTTCTGGGTTCGTAACTGGCCTTGCTGATAAAGCTAAGGTATGGGTTAGAACTAAGGACGTACCACTACCTAAGACTAAAGATGTAATCTACATCAATGGTAAGAAGTGGTATGTAGATCATATCTCCGATAGCGACGCTAAAATGTACTGTCTTGAAATTGTGGCCAATGTTAGGACGGTAAGACCATGAGTAATTCACCTCTTACCATCGTTGATACTGCTACACCATACCTTGAATTTATAGCTAAGACTAAACCAGATTGGACTCGTAAAGCTATGAAGTCAGTCGGTTGGATGATGCAGAAGGAAATTAAGGCCGGGATTAAATCCGGTTCGCCTGGTGGCCACAAATATGCTAGCTTCATGCCACCTACAATGAGAGCACAATTCGAGGCAGCATTTGGCGCTAAAGTAAGGCGTGCCTATAAAGATGGCGGTAAGGCTGATAAGGAAGGTTGGGGACTTAAGTCCAGAGCTCAACTTATAGCCGGTGGCGTAAAGGAGACTACAGTTGGATATACACCTCTCGGTAAGATGTATCGAGCTGTTGGTTACCAATACGACGCTAAGTCGCAATCCGTAAAAGTAGGGTGGTTATCATCGTCTGCTAAACGATTAGGTGAACAGATTGAGCGTGGTTATACAAAACAAATCACAGAGCCAATGCGTAAGACATTATTTGCCGGTGGCTTTCAACTTGCTAAAGGAAAGTCTGAATTTAGGATTAAACCTCGTAAGACGTTTGGTCCAATGAGGATAGCCCTACAGCCTAAGTTGGTACCTTACCTAGAGTCTAAAATCGGTGAATATGCACTAGGCAAAAGCACTCAGTTCGCATCTAGTAGACGAGCATATAAAGTGAGGTAGCAATGCAAACTATTCCACTAGCGGTCATTGCTAACAGATGGGCGGAAGCGGTTAAGGATAATCAGAAGATTACCGACTACTGCATGAAGCACTTCGGAAAGGACTTAAATATTTACATCGGCTATGATGATGCCGGCGCACCTCTTGAAGAAGATTGTCCGTGCGTGATCATCATGATGGATAACAAGTCCGAGGGTTTGGCTAGTTCCTACTCTTACACCCTACAACTCGTATGGGGAATAGTAAGAGCTGAGGCAGAACGTGAAGGACGTGTAGTGAAATACACGGGAGCGTTCGAGTGTGACGAACTTGGCCAACTACTCATCGAATGTATCATGGCAGTTAACCCTAACTACCCAGTCATTAACATTGACTACGAAACAGACAATATCTCGTGGCGTCCTGTATATCCAGGCAAAGCCACATACACTATAGAAATACCGCATGTAATTGGCGGTAATGTTGAATATTAGGAGGATAAACATGGCAGTAGCTAAACGTGCACAAGGTGCACAATCTTCTCTTACAATGGCCTTTGAAACTGACTTTGGTATTACACCATCTACAGGTGGCGTGGTAATGCCTATTATCAGCTCTTCCTTAAAGGCTAGCCAAAATCTTAACGACTCCTCTGTAATTCGAGGTACACGTAATCCTGCGGCACCTAGTCGCGGTAACATCGATACATCCGGTAGCATCGTGCCACCAGTCGATGTATTAGGATTTGGCTATTGGTTAAAGCTAGGCTTTGGTGCTCCAACTACAACAGCACAAGGTTCTGGTAAGAAACACGTATTTAAAATTGGTCCAGACATGCCATCTGCTACCTTTGAACAAGGTTATAAGGACATTAGTACTTACCAACAATTCAGCGGTGTACGTATGAATAAAATGTCCTTGAACTTCGGTGGTGATGCTGAATTGACTGCATCTATCGATGTGATGGGTTGTAAAGAAACTATGGCAGCGGTACCCTTCGATACTGCACCTAAGTCTATTATATTCACTCCATTTGAAAACCTCGAAGCCACCATAAAAGAAGGTGGCGCTACTGTAGCGAACGTATTGTCCATGAGCCTTGATATTGATTTTGGCTTAGATGGTGACTCTTACGCAATCGGTGGTAAAGGCTTCCGTACATATATCGATACAGGCATTATCGGTGTATCCGGTACTATTAAAGCCTTCTTCCAAAATATGGACTTATTAAATAAGGCAGTAAACGGTACTGAATCTAGCTTGGAATTAACCCTTACTAAAGGTACTAACTCCTTGACTATTAAATTACCTGAGTTGATTTATGAACGTAACTCCCCAGGTATTGATGGTCCTAAAGGCGTAAATATCGAACTTCCATTCAAAGCATACTATGGCGATGATGCAGGTCAATCCGCAGTAGTATTTGAATTGGTTAACAGCCAAACATCTTACTAATCTAATTCATTAGGAGGTATCTATGAATCTTCAAGGTAAAGAATTAAAACCAAGAGCCCTTACATGGACTGAACGTGATAACTTAATCAAAGCTGGTTTAGACTTCGTGTATTGCCCAGTAGATGTTGATGATCAAGTAGCATCTATCGTTCGTAGTCGTGACATTATGCGCTTCATCTTAACTGATGTATACAAGCTCACAGATGAAGAACTCAATACAGTAAGTGATAAGGATGCAATGACCTTCGCAGGAGAAGTTATTACATTAACATATCAATTACAAGAAGAAACAGAAAAAAACTAGAAGAGGCGTGGAGGTGGATGTCCTCGGATAAGCCGAAGTACTGCCAGGGATGTAAGGAATTACAGGCCGCTACAAAGCAGTCCTTCGACTGCTCCGAGTGTGACTATAACCCACCACGCCTATTATTCGGTTCAAAACTGGCTATGAAGCTGTACAACCTATCACGTAGTCAACGTATTTACCACTCTGGCGGACTAGCAGGATTTGATTACCCGGCTATACGTACGGTGGCTGAGATAAATAACATCAACCTAAATCCTATGTTATTTAGTCTTATGTGGATATTAGAGGGTTTAGAAATGGAGGCGATGAATAAGGATGTCGAATAACGTAGTAGATATCATAGTGCAACTGACCGACAAGAATGCGCAAGCCGGTTTAGAGAAAATCGCCGCTACCTCTAAGGGAACAGTTGCAGAGCTTTCAAAGTTAAAGAATGAATTATTTGCCATAGGTGCCGGGGCTGGTATTGCAGGGTTAGGTACTAAACTTGCAAAAGAGGCGCTATCTTGGAACTTGTCTGTTAAGAAGATGCAATCCTTAACAGGGGCAACCGCTGAACAAGCAAGTACCTTTATATCTGTGGCTAACTATATGGGCGTTGCTACTGATGTAAGTACAGTAGCGTTTGCTAAATTTGCTAAGGCAGTATCTACCGCTCAGGATAAGATGCAAGTTGCATCTGCTGAAGGCAAGCTAGCGACTGATATGTTTAGCCGTTTAGGAATTAGCATTGATCAGATTCAAGGCAAGAATACTCTTGAAGTATTCTCTATTATCCAAGACCGATTAAGGAACATGAAGGACGGTGCCGAAAAGACACGGGTTGAAATGGAACTGTTTGGTAAAACCGGGTATCAACTTCACGGCATGTTGAATTTGTCCGCTGAGGCAATGAAGCAAGTCGAAGACCGTGCTAGAGCAATGGGTCTCATCATCAATGATGAAGCAGCTCAAAAGTCCGCATCCTTTAATCGGCAGTTAAAAGATATGGAACAGACAGGCAAGAGATTGGCTATTATGATTGGCCAAGAATTACTGCCTGTCGTTATGGAATATGCACAAGGTGCTATTAATCTTACTAAGACATATAGCGAGTTAGCGACCGAGCAGAAGGAAGCTATCTCAGGCCTTCTTAAATTTGGCCTAGAAGCAAGCATAGCTATCACTGCTATCCAATCAATTACGAGCGCATTGAAGTTTATGAGATTGGCTACAATAGCGGCCGCAGGTCCTTGGCTTGCATTGGCTACTGCTATTGGTCTTGCTGGGAAAGCGCTCCTTGATTACCGCTATAAGGAAGCTACTAAAGGTACTGACCTAGGCGTAGACGTTAACGGTCTTAGAGCTCATAAGAACTTAAACGCGCCTGGTACTAACTCCGCTTACATGGCAAACAAAGACGGACGGTACTGGGTAGAAGATAGTGCGTTCTTCGGACTCATTAAGAACGATCGTTTAGCAACAAAAGATGAAGGTGCTCAAATCGATGCTGCTATTAAGGCTAAGGAAGCGGCAGATGCTGCGAAGAAAAAAGCCGACGAAGAGCAAGCTAAGATGGAGCAAGAAATCGAGAACGCTAAGAACGGTCTTACTAACAATGAAGCCATCAATAAGGCTAATGAAGAAGCCGGTAAGGCAGCCAAAGCCCAAGAGGCAGCGGCAAAGAAGGCAGAACAAGCGGCCGAGAAATTGGCAAGTTCTGTAGAACGTCTTAACGAGCTTATTCGTAGTCTTACACTTCAATCTTTAGAGATTGATGGTAGCCAATATGAAATCGATAAGCTCAACGCTAAGAACCAATTTGAAACGAATAATAAGAATATTCGTGACATCATTCGTTCTGCTGCAGGCTTAAATGGTGGCGGTGGTACTGGAGAAGCATCAAGTGTATTAGCGGCTGCCAATGCTCAATTAGGTAAAAAATACGTATTAGGTGCTGAAGGTGATTGGGCTACAGACTGTGGCAAGTTATTCGCCGATAGTATCCGAGAATCGTTTGGTATTAGCACTCCTAGATATGTGCCTGATATTATGCGTGATGCTAGAGCTGTAGGAGCATGGCATGATGTAGGCGATGGATACGTGCCTAAAGCAGGTGATGGTGTAGTCGTACTTGGAGATAACCATGTAGTTATTGCTGATGGTAATGGTGGATATACTGGCGCAAACTCTCATGGCCCTGGTGGTAGAGGCCCTGGTCAAGTACTTCAATCTAGCTCTATTGAAGGTGATTTTGGGACTGCAACAGGCTATGTAGATACGGCGTTATATGCTAAGGCTTATGGTGGCAGTGCTCCTACTGGTGCTTCTAATGATGCGCTCAAAAATGCTAATGCTAAAGCACTTGCTGATTCTAATCTAGTAGCGGAAGCTAAGGCTAAGAATGAGGAAGTATACCAAAAGAAACTAGCTGAAGCTGACCGCAACCAAAAGATACGTGTTCGTAAGATGAATGAAGATATCGTCAAATTAGACCTTGAACGTACAGGCGATCGCTTGCAACTTATCAAGGCTGAATCTGAAGCCCAACAAGCGCAGATTGACGATAACATTCGTGAGTACACAAAAGCAGTTGGTGATAAGACATTAGCTGAAAAGAAAGCTAATGCTGAGAAGTTAAAGCTTACGGCTGAGACTAATCAGAAAATTCGTGAGTTAGCTTATACGCAACTTAATGAAGATGTGGATAAGCAGTCTAACTTAGTGAAGCTTGGCCGTGTATCTCAAGAAGATGCAGATAAGGTACTTGATGAGTCCCTTAAGTCTTATATCGCTTATGCACAATCTGAACTTAATGAAGCTCAATTAAGCGCTACACAGCGTTTACAAATTGAGAAGAATTTAGTTGAAGCTCAACAAAAGCTATGGGAAATGGCCGGACGTAACTTGCGTACTAGCCTAGCAGAAGGTGCTAGACAGTACAACCAACAAGTGACTAACTATGGTGACCTAGCGAAGTCTGCTTTTGATAGTACGATGAGCAGTATTAACTCTTCCTTCACTAGTCACTTAGAAGGTATAGCTACTGGTGCTGAGTCATTCGGTAAAGGGCTTAAGAATATCTTTAAGGATATTACAAATAGTATTCTCAAGATGCTTGTAAACCTATCCTTCCAACAGTATGTACAACCTAAGCTACAAAGCCTATTTGGTGGTGTAGTAAGCGGTATCGGTGCTATTGGCGCCGGTCGTGGGAATGTATCTTCGTTTGCAAGTGGTGGTTCTTTCAGTTCTGCATTTACAGGCAATAGCTTTGGTAAGTTTGCAAGTGGTGGTATCGCTCCTGCAGGCATGACATTAGTTGGTGAGAATGGGCCAGAGCTCTTACAGTTCAACTCTTCACACCGCATTTATAATGCAAGCCAAACACGTAAGATGATTAGCGGTGAAGGAGCTAGTAAAGTAACGGTTAACATCATCAATCAATCTGGCCAACAACTAGATAGCCAACAACAAGAAACTAAGTTTGACGGCGAACAAATGATAGTTGATGTAGTAGTATCTAGTCTCATGACGAACAAAGGAGGTATGCGTGATGCCATTAAGGCAGCCGCAGTATAGCGTATGTTAGAATTCCCAAACATAAGATATCCGATATACCCTATCGATGAAACTACACCTGATGTAAGTCGTAAGGCTCAGGTAGAAAACATGACGATGTTAACCCATCGTAAGACTACAAAAGCGTTACGATCATATTTAGTAAATTATAAAATCCCAACTACAGAGTATGTTCGCTTAAGGAATTTCTTTGACCAGGTAAATACTGCAGAGATATTCCTTTGGACACACCCTGAAACACTGGCCAAGATTAGAGTAAGGTTCGCTGACCAACTCCATTTTTCAGCTAGTGACTACGGGATATGGACAGGTTCTATTCAGTTACAGGAGGCTTAGATGTTAACGTTATCAACTGCATCAATCATCGAAAAGAATAAGATATCCTCCACTGGAGCATGGGTAATGGCGATTGAGCTACATCACCCTGAAGGCAATATCCTTCTGGTGAATAACACAGAGGATTTGACATTAGGTGGCAAGCAGTATACGGCGTTCCCATTTAAGCTGGAAGACATCAACGAGGACACTAAGCAGATGCCCAATGTAAAACTCTCTGTAGCGAATGTAACCGGTACTATTCAGCGTTTAGTAGAAAAGAATAAAGGCCTCACAGATTGTGAGGTCAATATTCGAATATTCAATACTAACTTACCGGACATTATTGAACTAGAAGAAACGTTTATCATTAATGCATCCCAATCTAAAGCAGACTGGGTAGTGTTCACATTAGGCACAGACTTCTCATTCTCTCGTAGGTTCCCACCTGTTCGAGTAATGAAAGACTACTGTCCTTTCAAATTTAAGTCTGTAGAGTGCGGATACAAAGGTTACGCACAATCATGCAACAAAACTCTAAAACGCTGTCGTGAGTTAAATAACAGCGTTAGATTTGGCGGTGAGCCAACAATACCACAAGGGGGCTTATATGCGTCTAACTCTAAATAACCTAGTAGGTACTCCATGGAAAGAGTTGCCTTGTTGGGAGCTTGTAGTAGAGGTGTACAAGAGAGCCGGTATTCAACTAGAGCCATACGCAACATATTGGCCAGATATGAACTCTCCTTGGTACGAAGTCAAGGAACCGGAAGTAGGGGACATAATTGTCATGAGCCTCTACAGTAATAATGCTGACCATGTAGCCGTATATGTAGGCGAAGGTAAGATGATACACTCCACAGAATATGCAGGTGTATGTATCGTACCAATGGACAGATTAAGAAAACGTATATTAGGAATGTACAGGCACAAGGAGGCTCAATAATGATTAGATTAGTAATTGCTCGAAATCCATTCGACCTTACCACTAGACAAGAGACCCTTGTGCCTTTTGTTGAAGGTAAGAAACTTAACCAATATTTTACTGAACCAGGTAATTGGGTCTACTCAATCAATGGTGAGCTAGTAGATGATACCGCATCACCTACAGACGAAGCCTATGTAGTGGTACTGCCTAAAGTAGAAAAGCAAGTGCTTGGTATCTTGTTATCTATCGGCTTATCTATTGCGACTGCAGGGATTGCTTCTGGTGCTATCTTTGGTATTACTAGCGTATTAGGTCGTACATTGGCTGCCATGGCTATCGGTATGATTGGTAATACGATCATATCTAAATTGACGGCACCTAAGACAGATAGCTCAAATACAGAGCAGTCAGCTACATATGGATGGCAAGGTTCACAAACGATAGTTGGCCAAGGTCATCCGTTAGCAATTACCTATGGTAAGTGCAAAAGCGCAGGCATGCTTATCTCTCGTCATGTAATTAGTGATGGCAGTAAGCAGTATCTTAACTTGCTATACTGCGCAGGTGAAGGCCCTATCGATTCTATCTCTAATATCAAATTAAATGGTAACCCTGTAGGTAACTATAAGGATGTACAGGTTGATATTAGACTCGGTACAAATGACCAAACAGTTATCCCCAACTTCAACGATAACTACGCTGACCAACCATTGACTTATGAGCTTACGAACGATTGGTCTATCCATCAAACGCAAGGTAATTTATCTACTGCGTTAGAGGTGACTTTATCACTACCTAATGGTTTGTATTATTCAAATGATACGGGCGGACTAAGTGAAACCTCAGTCACTATTGAGGGTGGCTATCGCAAAGTAGGTTCAGCAGAATGGATATCCTTACCGCTTAGTAATAACGGTGGCCAAGAAGGTATGGTTGAAAAGAAAGACGGTAAATGGTATCGACTATATAGCCATTCTAATACACCGATTGATACTAGCAAGTACTCAGGTACTATTAAGGATAAATCCAACAAGGCAATCTATAGGGTGTTCCGATTTGATGTAAAGGAACCTGGCCAATATGAAGTACGTATGAGATGTGCACATAAGGACGGCAACTCTAACCGCCATGTAAATAAAGTATATTGGTCTCAGTTAACTCAGATTGTCTATGACGACTTCATTCACCCTGGCAAAGTGCTTATTGGTATTAAAGCATTAGCTACTGACCAATTAAATGGTAATGATCCAAACGTAACCTGGTTACAGGAACGCAAAACAGTATGGGTATTTAATACTTACACTGGAGCGTATGAGTCTAAACCTGCCAATAACCCTGCTTGGGCTTGTTACGATATCCTTCATCATTGCCGTAAGATTGGCGATGAATATGTAGTTAAAGGCGCTCCTCGTGAACGCTTTGTATATGACGCATTTAAGGCTTGGGCTGATAAGTGCGACGAGAAACATATTACATTTAACTACATTTATGATAGTGCTAGCCAAGTATGGGATGCGCTTAAGTACGCTGAGAATGTTGGTAGAGGTAAGGTAATACCTCTAGGTACTCGGTTCAGTTGTATTTATGACTATGCTGCTACACCTACTCAGTTATTCACAGTAGGCAATATTAAGATGGACTCTTTTATGGAAGAGTTCCAGGCCACCTCATCTAGGGCAAATGCTATCGAGGTATCATTCCTCAATAAAGCTAAAGACTATGAACGTGATGTGCTTCCAGTATTCAGTGAAGAATATGACGTAACTACATCGCTTGCTAGTCCTGCGCAAGTAGAACTTATGGGATGTGATAACGTAGACCAAGCATACAATTACGCTAAACACTATCTAAGAGCGAATAAGTACGAGGTGCGTACTTGTACCTTCGAGGCTTTCACAGACGCCATAGCGTGCACGATAGGGGATGTAATCCTACTACAACACGATGTGACAGACTGGGGGCAAGGTGGTCGTATAGTATCTGCTACCGGTAATAAGGTAGTGCTTGATAGAGACGTTACATTCGAGCAAGGTAAGACATATCGACTTATGGTACGTAACGCTACTACAGATGCATTAGAATCTTATGACGTAGCTAGTGCCAGTGGTAATACATTAACTCTTGTTAAGAGTGTCGTTGTCCAAACTGATGATCTATACACCTATGGTGAGGCTACTAAGGAAGCTAAGCCATTTAGAGTATTGTCTATTAGTAAGTCAAATTCTGAAATGACTCGAAAGATATCCTGTATTGAATACTATCCTGAGCTATACGCAGGCGATGACGGTTCCGTTCCTATCATTGACTATACTACACAGTCCGATGTACTTAAGGTGATTAACTTAGTGCTCTTAGCTGACACTAATACCTTAAAGGACGGTACTGTACTGTGTGACATCAACGGAACATGGCAATTACCACGTGATAAAGTGGCCAAGAATATTATTGTTTACTACAAGCCTGTTACGACTCAAGAGTGGCAACAGTTCAAAGTATTAGATGGCAGTGCTACTAGCGTTACTATTCCAAGTGTAGCCACTGACGTCAACTATGACGTTAAGATTGTATGTACAAATGAAGTCGGTGCTGCATATGAAGGTGTTGAGCGTGCTGTGTATGTGAGTGGTAAGGAAATACCACCGGCCACACCTAAAGGCTTTAAAGTAACGCAGGACGCAGTAAATAGTAGTGTACTTCACTTATCATGGGAACCTAATACAGAGGCTGACCTACACGGGTACACGCTATATGACGGTAACGATGTAGTATTGATTAAACATATAGGCGGTACATCTTACTCGTACTTCATCCCTAATACTGGTAATTACCAATTCAAGCTATCAGCTGTTGACACATCTGGCAATGAAAGTGGTAAGGCTGAGGCTCGTATCACGGCTACTGTATCCGCTGAGAGTGTAGCTACACCAAATGCACCGGATCGTGGTGAGGTGACAATCGGTAAGACGATCGTTGCTGCATGGGACCCTGTAGAGAATACCTACATTGATTACTATGAAGTTCGACTTGATAGTAATGTTGGCCAAGCTAACAATAGACTCGCCAAGACTACAGATATTCGCTCTGAAATTAAGTTATCGGCTCGTAGAGGTGCGGTATTTGTTTACGCACACAATCCTGTTAAAGGTTATGGTCCGGCTCTTAGACTCGATTATAACGCAGCAGTTCCTAAAGCTCCGACGAATGTCAAAGTAAAAGGTAATATTACAGGCGTAAGCGTGGTCTTTGATAGCATACCGGATACTTGTATAGGCGCTAACATTTACATCGGTACAGAGAAGTATTTTGTTACTACAAACGTAAATATGATACCTCATGACCCAGGTGTATTTGATGTTAAAGTCGCTTATGTTGATGTGTTCGGCGAAGGGGCTTACTCAAATATTGTTGGTACTTCAGTACCGGCTAGTATTGACCCGGCTTTAATCGACAAGGAAGCTCTTGGCATTAAAGCTATGGACGATAAGATTAAGGAACTTACCCAAACTGCTAATGCATATTCTACGCAAGTACAGAACCTAACCAGTAATATGGCTACACAGTTTAGCCAATTGTCTGAAGGTATTGACCTTAAACTAAAAGCATTGAATGGCGATGAGATTGTCAGTCGTATTAATCTAAGCTCCACAGGAACACGGATTAGTGGCAAGCTACTACACGTAACTGGTGATGCACTATTCGACAATAACATCATTACTAAACAGATGCTCGCTGCTAAAGCCGTGTCTGCAGATAAGATGGACGTCGGTGAGTTAAGTGCGATCAGTGGTAACCTTGGGACTGTAACAGGTGGTAAGGTTATCGGCGGTGTGCTTCAAAATAAGACAGGCTCGTTTAAGGTCGATGAAAACGGCAACATCGTAGGCGCTAATATCACAAGCTCACGCATTGATGCTCAGTCGATTATTCAAGCCGGGTTTAAAATCAAAAACATTGATGTACAAATCTATAAAGTGCGTCATGGTGACTGGTGCCCACTGCCTGAAGGATTTAACGAAAGTCAATGTACATTTGTCCCTGTTGGTTATGTTCAAACAGAAAGCTATTGCCGAGCTAGTAACCATGGCCCATACATTCCTAGAGCATCTGATGATGGGCTTGCTCCAGTAGGCAAGAGTATTTCGAACAGTGAATACAGTCAACAAAAATCAAGATGGGTAGGTAGTTGCGATATATACTTCCGTACTAATCGTTTACGCAAAGTAAACATAGGGATTAAAGATAAGCGCCGAGCTATAATAGAATCCAGATACTTAGACATGTCGACATCTGGTAAAGACGGCACTAATCCAGGCTTTAAAGACGTTGAATGTTATTCCTACGGCGAGCTATATGTATTGGTTATTGCACGACAATAAGGAGGCTATATGGTCGAACAAGATTTAACCCTAAACTGTGGCGATGACTTTTCTATCAGTTATGTAGTACCACCAGAAAGTGACATGGATTTGAGTCAATATAAAGGCGCTTGTAAAATTCGCAAGCGCCCGTATGACAATATGATATTAGAGTTACATTCTGTGGTAGAGTCAAAACAGGTAAGGTTTTTTATTTCTGGCCAAGAGTCAGCGGAGAAGGAAATAAAGGGTGGCGATTATATCTATGATGCATTCCTTTATAACGATGATCACTGGCTCAAAATTGGTCAAGGTACGATTACAATCGTGCCGGATATTTCTATGCATGAGTAAGTGGGGGATAGCATATCATGGCTGAAACAAACAATACTTTGTCAATTAAATTTGACAAAGAAACTACATTACCACTTATCGAGGGGGTAGGCAAAAGCGCCTACGCAATAGCAGTCTCTCATGGGTTCAAAGGTACCGAGCAAGAATGGCTTGATAGTTTGCGTGGGTTACAAGGCCATGAAGGAACTCCAGGTCCTCCGGGCCCTAAAGGCGAGCCGTTCAAGTACACTGATTTTACTGCAGAACAGTTAGAGTCTTTAAAAGGTACTAAAGGGGATAGAGGAGAACAAGGTTTGGCAGGCCCTAAAGGTGAACCTTTTAAATATTCTGACTTTACACAGGAACAACTTAACGCACTAAAAGGACCTAAAGGGGATAAAGGCGAGCCATTTAAGTATACCGATTTTACTGCAGCGCAACTCGAAGCATTAAGAGGGCCGCAAGGCCCTAAGGGTGAGCCATTACGCTTCGAGGATTTAACCGAAAGCCAAAAGCAACAACTTAAAGGCCCAAAAGGAGATAGCATAAGTGGAGCATCCGCTGTTAAATCCTACGATGTTATATGGGGTATTGCTAGAGCTGGCGAACGAGGAAATGGTAGAGGGTATTTAGAGTATAGTCCTTTAACTGGCTTCGGAAAATTACACTTGGACATTGTATTAACGCAGAATAGCGGAAATGGTGGTGTTATTGCTACATTGCCTGCTAATTCTCCTGTTCCTTCAAGGTTATTAGAAGTTGCTGTAGATGCTAACAATAATAGCGTTTATGTTGAACCAAACTCTAGAAATATTAAAGCCTGGGGCGTGGCTAGCAGCAAGAGGTATATTTTTGATGTTGTAGGGTTTTGGAAGGAGAGCTAAATAATGGCAGATAATACTTTAACTTTGAAATTCGATAAAGAATCTATTTTGCCCTTATTCGAGGGCTTAAGAGGTCCACAAGGTCCTCAAGGCGAACCTGGTCCGATTGGTAATCCTGGCCCTAAAGGAGAACCTGGCCCTAAAGGCGAGCCGGGCAGTGCTAAAAAAGCAGCAGAACTTTTGAAACAAAAGAACGTATATCTCGACGACTCTAGCGTTGAAACAGTTCTTGCGAAATTGGTTGAGCTGGTAGGGGATACCATTAAGGCAACTTACAAACCGATAGAATATGCTCAGCCTTTAGAAGGTCAACCATTCATAGATTTAAAAGGGGAGCCACACTTCAAGGTTTCCGTTGACGACGGCGAGAAACGTGTGTTTGAGAGCGACAATATGCGTGTTCCTATCGCACCATTTGGAGTTGCTAATATCTTGGTTAAATATTATGATTTGGCTGATCGTGAGGTAGGCAGTGTAGAAATTAAAGGTGTAGAGGTTCATTCCAATGCTGATGATACATTTGAGGAAAATGGTGCAAGATACTCCTTATTTGGCCGAAAATTGGAAATTGATGTAACTAACTTCAAAGGTAATAACGTTTTCAAAGCACTTGGTAAATGGCTCGTTACTCAAATCGATAGCGTATTAATTAAAACAAGTAAGAATGTAAGTCTAGTAACTAAGGACGGTCAAGATAATCAATATAGTTTCCGAGATAAAAATAATAATTTTATTGGCGATATTCCTATTGTTGTTGAAACTCCTCAAAATGTTGCGTTCTCTAATGGCGAATATATGTACAAACCTATTAAAATAGGCACTTTACAAGACGGTGTAAGTAGTGTTTTGTTTCAAACATCCAGAGTCGAATGGGATGATAGCCAACATAAATATATTAATGCAGGCGACGCTGTAGACCATTTATAACCAGTCCTTAATTAGCACAGAGTAAGGGGGTGCATATCTCATTTGGACTTGGCAGTTTGAGTTAAACGATTTGCTTACGACATTAACTATCGTAGGCATCGTAGCAGGTGCAGGATATCGGCTTCTGATAGTACCGCTATTAGACCGCCTGGAAGCACAACGAAAACAAGATGGCATAGAATTCACAGGCAAGTGGAATACATTATTTGACACGCTAGGCGAACTAAAGGAAGAAATGAAGCAGTCACGTGCAGAGCGTACTGAGTCAGCAACCACCTTTATGATGTTAACCACTAGGCTAGAATCTATGGAAAAGCGAATTAATGAGTTACGGGAGGAACTGCATGAACATACCACCTCGGCTCATGGACAGCGCTAAAAAAGTATTTCAATCTGTGAGGGTGTCCAACATCCACCCTATAGGTGTATTAGCGACGAGGGCATTAGTCCTCGTCATGCTAGTACCTATATTGTTAGTAGTCATCGAATATGTAATGGCGTTTGCTATGGGGTACGTATCCGATGAATTAGGGAAATTAATTAGCACAGGGATTAATATCATTGATCATATCTTTATCCCAAGTGTACTAACTGCCCTTGTAGGGTTTTTAGCTCTTTGGATAGATAAGGATGGGAATGGTATTCCTGATAAGCTAGAGGAACAACCAAAGGTACCGCCTGTGATGGAAAGGGGGAGTGCGGATGATAAACGTTAGTTTAAGTGATTTAAACGACTACTGTAGTAGGGCGGTAGGGTACATTGATAAGATATACCTACACTGGACTGCAGGACGATATAATCAACAATTTGACGATTACCACATCAATATTGATGGGTGCGGTAACATTTACATCGACGGTGAATTAACTGACCATAAAAGCCACACATGGATGCGTAATGGTAGAGCAGTAGGCATATCCTTAGATTGTGCTTATGGGGCTCAATGGGTAAATGACTTAGGTGATTATCCACCGACTGCTGCACAAATTGAAACGCTAGCGCAAGTGGTCGCAGTGTTATGTGTAGACCTAGGACTACCTGCTAGTATCAGTAATGTGTTAACGCATGCTGAAGCAGCGGATAACATGGATGGGTTTTACGCGCATGATCCATACGGCCCAACTACTACATGCGAACGATGGGACTTATGGGTAGTTACCCAAGGTGATGAACCTGGTAGTGGTGGCGATGTAATACGAATGAAAGCTAAATATTACGCTCAGCAATGGGGCAGTAATATATAGGGGGTATATATGTATGAAAAAATCAAGTCTACAGTTACTGGCTATCCTAAGCTTTATTATATTATCGGTGCTATTGTGCTCCTCTCCATCTTTTGCCTCTGGTACATCTTCCACGACCCAAGCGGAACCAACCATAACGATTCCCTTAACACAGTGGAACGAATTGAAAAACAACAACGAGAAAGCCTTGAGCTTAATCGAGACATCCAGTCTGCCATTGACCGAGGCACAGTCCTTAGTCATGAAGCAAAGGGAAGAATTGAACGAAGCACACAATACAATCTCGACATTGGAAACCGAATTGATGAAAGCCAAAATGCTATCCATGAAGCAAGAAGTTACCTTGTCAGAAATGCAGAACTCATTGACCGAATTGAAAGGGCAAATCGACAACGACAAGAGAACAATCAAACGACTACGGATGCAGCGCAACCTATCTCAGATGGTGGGAGCGGGAGCAGTAATCGGAGTAGTGATTCATCGATAGAGAGGTGATCCATACATCTCCATAGCGTGTAATGGTGGATACACGCAACTATCAACTATTAGTTGTCAGTTGAGCAGGCAGACTCATGTGAACATGTTCCAAAATGGAACTAGTTGCCATAAATTTTTATGTAAGATAGTAGGATGTTTGACCAAATTTATATAATAGTATATATTATATAAATCGTTAAAACTTGTTAAAATTTTAGAGTGTTGCTCAACTGTTACTCAACCTTTTAAAAGTTTTAACACTATAAAATCAGTAGTTATAAGGATTTTGAATGGTAATAGAATTGTACTCCAAATAATACATACAGTTCTACGAATGCACAAAGCACAGTACTTATGCGTATAGGTACTGTGCTTTGTCTTTTAAAATCATTTAAAATTTGTGTGCGTTGCTCAACCGTTGCACAACCTTAATTAAATGATGAGGGTATTTTATTTACTTCTTCGATGTACTGCTCAATCGTTTTATGGGTATATACATCAGCAGTAATATCTTTACTTTGCGTGTGTCCAACGATAGCCTTTAGAACGTAACGATCCATTCCATAATTGCTAGCCAAGGTTACAAACGTATGTCTAGTATCATGTGGTAAGTGGTCAGATATACCAACCTCTTCACAAAATCGTTTTATTGGCTTCCCTAGGTACTTTGAAGTGTACCCTTGAGGGATAAGTGTATCAGATTTAGAAACGCTCGCCTTGGCGTAAATTTCGCGATAAAATGGCATAACACAGTCGGCAATAGGTATTAATCTATCCTTGCCGGCTTTTGTTTTAACACCGCCGATGACATAACGTTTATCCAGGTGAACGTTATCAAGTTTAATGGATAATAGCTCTACAGGTCGCATACCGGAGTAGATATACATTAATAGAAGCTTGGCTATATCTAAGTGAGCATGCTCCCATATAGTTTGAATTTCAGCCTCTGTAAATGGCTTGTGAATATCTGACTTCTCAGCCGGCTTTAACTCGAGGAGTGCTGCATAGTTCTTAACGATGACATCGTTTTTAATCGCAGACTCAAAGGCACCGTTCAAGCCTTTTAATATAATCGCTATAGATGAACGACTTAAATGGCTATTTTCATCGATTATGGCCTGCAGGTGCACGAGTTTAATCTCTTGTATAGGTTTATTCCAAATCGATGTCAACTTCGCTTGTGCGGTTGAATATCCGCCTTTTTTAACATTTATTCCTTTTCGCTCTTTGTCAGCTATCATCCAACGCCAACATTCACTAAATAATACTTTCTTAGTCTCAAATTTCTCTGGATAGATACCATATTCTGACAAAGCGTCCCAAGCTTCTTTTGATTTAGCATAATAGCCAATCGTCTTACGCTTACACTTGCCGTTTTCATCGTAGCCAGTCGTAACGACTGCACGGTAAGGCTTGCGTAAGGGTTTATGTTTCATTTTATAAACGGATCCAGAACCGTTCGCTCGTTTCATTGCCATTAATTTTTATACCTTCCTATGGTAATTCTTGCACGGAAGTAGTATAATATGTGTATAGGAAAAACTAAATACACCACCCCGTGCTATTTGGTTTTAAGAGGCGGCATCGTTTATTCGGTGTCGCTTAATTTTTTACCCCTATCTAGGTATTAGGTAGGGGTATTTTTTATTATTTAAACTTAATCTGTTTTTCTGACCCTCCAAGATAGTAGGTAACTGTTGGCTTTAGTTCACTTAGTACTTTGGCCACACCTGGCTGTACTGGAGCTACATAAATGTGGTGATGATAGAAAGAGTGAGGGAACATATCTAAACGATATGCAGGCGGTACATCCTCTACAATTAACCACTTAGCATCTACAGACTTACCATTGTCTAATGTGATTTTAGACTCATAGCCACCTGTGGCAGACAATATAGTCCAATCCTCTAACACTACCTGAGTAGTAGTCTGACCTAAAACTGATTCATCCTTTAACTCAATAGATGGGGAAGGCTTAAGTGCGAACACCAACCCCACGCATACAACAATAATAATAGGTATAATAGCTAGTTTTAGTTTCATGATATATCTCCCTTAGTTATCAATGAAATGGTGGTAAAACTGAATAAATTCTAGCTCACTTTCATTTAGTGATGATCGTCTTACCATCTGTTCAACAATATTAACATGATGGTCTATATAGAAGTCATCATTAAGAATATGAGTTAGTTCGTGTTTAATCTGTTCTCGTAGTTTCTCTTGCGACAAATGTTTATTTACATAGATATTATGTGTGTCACAATCTGCTGAACCCTCTACAACAGCATCTACGAAAGGCAATTCACAATGAATAATATTTACTACCAAGCTAACACTCCCTTGTGTATTATTTGTTTTTAAGTTTTAGTAGCTCAATGTATTCAACAGCCTTCTCCATATCCTCCTTACTAATATCCTTTGCAGCAGAAAATAGCATGTGTGCATCTGGACGTGTCCGCAGGTATTCAGCAAATGCTGCAGTCTCAGCATCAACATAATACCCTTTGCGTTCATGGGGGGAGTGTGATTGGCTCTCCAACATTGGCTAATTCTTCTGGACTGATATGTAACCCTCTACATATTTTAATAATATTATCTATTGATGCACCTCCCACATTACGCAATATGGAAAACAATGTTGAAGAAGGCATCCCTATGTTAGCGGCGAATTCTCGCTGAGTCATCCCATATTCTTTAATCTTACCTTTTAAATATTCTTCTCTAGTCATGATAATAGCTCCCTATCAATTAACTATATATGTAAATTATAATATGCACTGTCTGATATTTCAATAATAAGTTATGATTTTTTATATATAAATCCGATATTTCAATATTTAATTATGTTTAAACTAAACTTCAACAACTGTTTATTGGACATGTCCGAAATATAAAGCTATACTAAAGCCATAGAGATATCCGAAATATCGGACATCAGATATATTTATTCATAATTAAGGAGGTGAAAAACTAATGTATCCAAATCTTAACGCAGAACTAGCTCGTAAAGGCTGGACACGTAAAGACTTAGCGAGAGAGACTGGGCTTAAGTACCAGACGCTCAATGAAAAGATGAATGGCAAGCGTCCATTTACCTTCCCCGAAGCGGTACTGGTTAAGAAAGCATTGTCTACTGAGCTTGGTCTCGAACAAATTTTTTTAACTTAATTGTCCGATATTTCGTACACGGAGGTATTCACTATGAAGCAACAAGTACCGGACATCGCTCCAGTAGTCGCAGCATTAGATAGGTTTATTATCACAACCTTAGATAATGGCTACTTGGAAGAAGTCCAATGTGTAAGTGATCTAATCAACGCAAGGGTCACTTTGGTATCTACTTACCAACAAATGACTAGCAAGGAACGAGCGTTACCTATTAGAAAAGGTGGTCAACCAATCTATGCTAGACGTACAAAATAACCCCATCGGTACCGGACATACCGACAGGGCCAATCAAATAATAATTCGATTAACTTAAGTATACAACAACGAAAGGTATTTATCCATGAATAAAACAATTTTAATGACAGCAACAATCGCATCCTTAGCAGTGAATGTAATGGCTGCTAACAACAATACTTTGGCAGGCACGGACAATAACATCACAGCAACTTCCCATAGCTCAATGGTATCTGGCTATCAAAATACTATCAATGCAAACAATGCGCTAGCGTTTGGTACTAACAATACTGTAACAGGTGAAAATGGATTCGCCGGTGGTAACGATGCAAAAGCATCCGGCCGTAATTCCTTCGCCTTTGGCTCCCATGCTGAAAGCTTAGTTGAGTACACAGTGGCGATTGGCAACCAAGCAAGAACAGCTTCCTATGATAGCGTGGCTATTGGTAATGGTGCATTTGTATCTGGTGAAAGCTCCGTAGCCTTTGGTCGCTCCAATAATGTGACTGGAGAAAACTCCGTCGCAGTTGGCGCTAACAATGGCACAGTGGCAGGTGGCCAAAGCGCCGTTGTAGGGTACAACAATAAAATCGGTGCTGACAAAGAGCAGTTAGTATTTGGATCTAATTCCGAATCTAGTGGCCAAGGCGCCTTAGTATTCGGTACTCATGCTAAATCTGTAGCGATTGACGCTATCGCATTTGGTAACAATACAATCTCTGATAAGCCTAACGCAGTGGCCATTGGCACCAATGCGGTCACTGATGACGCAGTTGGTGTTGATGGTGTAGACCTTAACGGTACACGCCATATCTTCGCAGGCGAACAACCTGCTAGTGTGGTTAGCTTCGGTGCTCGTGGTAGAGCGGGTGCAGGTGGAGTTAAGTATTACAACAGACAACTTCAAAATGTAAGCGCCGGTAGAGTCGAGGCTAACTCCTTAGACGCTGTAAACGGTAGTCAGCTATACGCTGCATACGATGAAATCAATACTATCGGAGGTACAGTGAATGGACATACTCAACAAATTAATCGAAATGCTAATAATATTGGCGCTAACACTAACCGCATTAATAACCTTGAAGGCGCTGTTAACACTAACACTACTGCTATTAACAATCTAGCAGGTGCGCTTACTACTACCCAAGGTAAAGTAACAGTAAACACAAAAGACATCGCAGACCTTAAAGGTAAAGCAAATGCAACCTCCAATACAGTAAACAATTTAGTAGCTAAAACAGATGCTAACACTAATGCAATTAACCAAGTAAATGATCGTGTGTCTGATACTAATCAACGTATTGATAATTTAGGTAATCGATTCAATAACGTAAGCCAACGCATGAATAAATTAGGTGCATCTAGCGCAGCATTAGCTGGCTTACATCCTTTGGAATACAACAAGAATGATAAAGGTAACTTCTCTATTAGCTATGGCCATTACAGAAATGCTAACGCAGTAGCACTAGGTGCGTTCTATAGCCCTAATGAAAAAGTACGCTTAGGCTTCGGTATCACACTAGGTGGTGAAACTCAATTCAATATCAATGCTGCGTTCCGTACAGGTAAAGGTTCCGAATACGAACCACAAGCTAAGAATGGCGAGCTTGAACAACTTCGTAAGGAAGTAGCTGAATTGAAAGCATTAGTTACTAAATAAGGAGATAGTCATGATAAAGAAAACAATCGCAGTTAGCCAAATGGCTACCGTTCTTGGATGGACACTAACGGCGGTACGTGAATGTATCGCTAGGGACAAGTTCCCATTCGCTCAATGTTGGAACTGCCAAGGTAAGAAAGGCAGAACATTCTCTATTGATAAAGAGGGCTTCCGATTCTACCTAGCTAACACGCTAGGATGGACGGCTAGCCGTATCGATAAAGAGTTCAAAGAGGCTCAGATTCATTAATAAACGAGGTGTACAAGAATGATGACTACAATCAAAATAATCGGATTTATCTTAATCGTAGGCGCTATGGGCTCCCTAGAACTTGACCGAGTAACATTTGGTGGATATTTAATGCAAATCATGTTAGGCGGATTAATGATCATATCTGCTAACCAACATGAACGCATTAAGTACCTAAAGAGGCAGTTACATGGCACACACTGAAAGAAATTTTAGGCTACGCCAGGATGTGTTTTACAAGCTGTGGAACGATAAGTCAGATGAGTTCAAAACTCAAAAGGCTATTCAGGATGCTGCTGAGTTATCAAAGTCTACCATTAGACTGTTACTACTTGGTAACCGAGTAGACTACAACACAGCACACGCCATAGCTAAGGTATTTAAAGTTGAAATACCTGTATTGTTTGGTGAGGTGATTAGTTATGAAAGACTATAGTGGCCCACAGCCTGTGATACACATGGCTGTACTAAGAAAGGGATTCGATATAAAACAGCTAGTCTATGAACGTACACCATACGGCTTCGTTGCCTGGTGCCAAGAAATTGGTATTAGCCCTAATATTGTAAAGCTAAATCGTGGTGAGTGTTGCCGTATATCTACTGCTGAACTCATAGCTAAGAAATTACGAATGTCGTTTAATTGCTTATTCAAGCATACGACGATTAAACAAAACTCATGGGGCAACAGATTCGGGTATAAGTTAAAGCATGATGAATTTAAAGCCTTACTAACTAAAAGGAAGCTAAATGTACAAGGCGCTGCTGAAATATGTGGTATCCACTACGTCACACTGTACACCTATTTAAGGAATGAGAGTGTGGCCAGATTTACAACCGCCGTGCAAATAGCCGATAGTCTTAAAGTCCCAATCGAAACAATATTCCAAGTGCAAGATTACTAATACAAGAAAGGTAAACATAATGGACAAGATTAAAATCAACTCATTTGAGTTGGAAAACGTGAAACGCGTTAAAGCAGTATCTTATGAACCTACAGAAAATGGTCTAACCGTCATCGGCGGTAAGAATGGGCAAGGAAAAACATCTATCTTAGATGCTATCGCATGGGCGCTGGGTGGCGCTAAGTTTGAGCCTTCCAGCGCTGCACGTGAAGGTAGTTATAATCCACCTAAACTTGAAGTAAAGCTATCCAATGGGTTAGTGGTAACACGAACTGGTGCTAATAGCACTCTCAAGGTACTTGATCCAGAAGGTAAGAAATCTGGCCAAAAAATCCTTGATACTTTCATTGGTCAACTAGCCTTAGACCTTCCGAAGTTCATGGAAATGAGCGACAAGGAAAAGGCTAATGAATTACTTCAATTATTGGGCGTAGAAGACGAGTTAAAAAAGCTCGAAGGTGAATACCAAGAGGTATACGCTAAACGTCATTCTATAGGCCAAATTGCTAACCAGAAGGACAAATACGCTAAAGAGTTACCTGCATATGATGAAGTTCCACAGGAACCTATTAGTGCATCGGAATTAATAAAACAGCAACAAGATATCTTACTTCGCAACGCTGAGAACCAAAAGAAACGAAATAACGTGTCTGCTATCAAGGATCAGATGGTAACAGTCAATAACTTAGTAGATGAAGCTCAACGAAAACTAGAAGAGCTTCAAGCCAAACAGACACAACTAGCAGAAGATTATGATATCGCAACGACTGCAGCTAAAGACCTAGAGGACGAATCTACAGCAGAACTTGAAGAGCAAATCAAGAATGTAGATGAAATCAACTCTAAAGTACGTGCTAACCAAGAGCGTCAACGAGCACTACAAGAAGCTGCAGACTTCAAACAAGAATACGATGAGTTAACGGATGCCATTCAAGACATCCGTGATCGTAAGAATAAATTACTTGAATCGGTGGATATGCCACTACCTGGTCTATCTATCCAGGAAGGGGTACTTATCTACAACGGTAAACAATGGGACTGCATGAGCGGTGCGGAACAGCTCAAAGTAGCGACTGCTATTGTACGAGCACTTAACCCTAAATGTGGATTTGTATTGATGGACAAGATGGAACAGATGGACATCGATACGATGAAAGAATTCGGAGGGTGGTTAGAACAAGAGGGCTTACAAGTTATCGCAACTCGTGTAACTAACAACCTGGATGAATGTTCCATCATTATTGAAGATGGCCACATTAAAGGTGAAGAGTTTAGCACTACAGGTAAGACTACTAAAGCTAAACCTAAAAAAGCTAAAGCAGAACCTAAAGAAGATGTAACAGAAGAACCTAAAGTAACAGATGATTGGGGTGAATTTTAATGAATATTACTACTGGAAAAAGAAAAAGAGCACAAAAATGTATTGTGTACGGCACTGAAGGAATTGGGAAGACCACCTTCGCAAGCCACTTCCCATCTCCTGTCTTTATTGACACGGAAGGCAGTACCGACCACCTAGATGTGGCTCGTACGGAAAAGCCTACATCATGGACAATGCTTATCTCCTTTATTAAGGAATTCGCCATGATGCCAGGTGGCTATCAAACATTAGTCATTGATACCATCGACTGGGCGGAGCAGTTATGTGTAGAACATATCTGTGCTCAACATCAAAAGAAAGGTATTGAGGAGTTCCCATATGGCACAGGCTATGTATTTGTACGTGAAGAAATGGGTCGCTTCCTTAACTTACTAGATGAAGTAATCGACGCAGGTATGAACGTAGTACTCACTGCACATACGCAAATCCGTAAATTTGAACAGCCAGACGAACTTGGCGCATATGATCGTTTTGAATTAAAGCTAGGTAAGAAAACAGGAAGCCAAACCTCTCCACTCATAAAGGAATGGGCGGACATGGTACTTTTCGCTAACTACAAGAACGAAATCATTACATCGACTACTAACAAAAAGAAAGCAGTCAATGGTAAGCGTTTAATGTATGCTACACATTCCCCTGCATGGGACGCTAAGAACCGCCATGGATTACCTGATGTGATGCCATTTGAATATAGCCAAATAGCACACGTTATCCCAGACGATGTACTTCCAAAGGCTGCTGCTGATGAATTGGCCAAAGCAAGTATAGAAGACTACGCCCCAGAAGTAGTTGAAGCAGCTAAAGAACAAACTGGCGAAGTAGTAGCTAAAGAAGAGCCTAAACCAAAGGCTAAAGCTAAGGCAGAACCAAAGCCTGAACCTGCAGAAGATGATACACCATTAGTTGAAACAGCTATCCCTAAACCATTGAAAGACTTAATGGCTAAAGATGGCGTGACATTAGACCAAGTACAGTCTGTAGTAGTAGCTCGTGGTAAATATCCACAAGGTACTCCATTTGAAAATTATGATCCAGCGTTCGTAACAGGTTGGATTATCCCTATGTGGGACAAAATTGTTGAATTCATTAATAAATAAGAAACGAGGTAACAGATTATGAGCAGCGCATTTGAACAATTAGGAACAGAAGCATTAGGTTTTAACTCTGAAGTAGTAGCAGAGGTAAAGGAATTTACATTACTTCCTGCAGGTGTATATCCATTCGTTATTACTAATGTAGAAAAATGCTATACAGATGTGGCTACTGCTAAAATTCCGGCTAACACACCTAAAGCAGTTATCACATTAGAAGCTGATGGTGGCGACCAAGGTAAAAATAAAGTTACTGAAAGATTGTACTGGATTCCCTCCATGATGTGGAAAGTATCTAATGTATTCATCGCCACTGGTTTGGCTAAACCAGGTGAAAAGTTTGTGGCGAACCCAGACCTATTAATTGGGAAGACTGGCCAATTTGAGCTAAGCCATCGCCTATATGATAAGAATGACGGCACACAAGGTACAGCCAATGAAATCAAGAAGTTCATTCAACCTAAAGGCGATAGCTTCGGAGGTTTCTAATGGAATTAAGACCCTATCAGACAGAGGCAGTAAATGCCGTATGGTCAGAGTGGGAGAAAGGTAATAGACGTACCCTGTTGGTGTTGCCAACGGGGTGCGGTTAACGCAAGACTATATGTTTTGCCAAAATTGCTGAAGAGGCAGTCCGTAGAGGTAAGCGTGTATTAATCCTGGCGCACCGTGAAGAGCTCCTTCAACAAGCGTCAGATAAAATTATGCAAGCCTCCGGACTGACTACAGCAATGGAGAAAGCTGAGCAGTCATGCATAGGGAAATGGGACCGCATCATAGTTGGTTCTGTACAAACCCTATGCCGTGACAGCCGGCTAGCTCTATTTAGTAAATCCTACTTTGACACGATCATTATAGATGAAGCACATCATGCTTTATCTAGTAGCTATCAAGCTATATTAAACTACTTTGATACAGCCGATATACTCGGCGTTACTGCTACGCCAGATAGGTCAGATATGCAGAACCTAGGAAAGGTATTCGATAGCTTAGCTTATGAATATACCCTACGTGATGCAATTAGTAGTGGCTACCTGGTGAAGATACAAGTACAAACATTACCACTACACATTGACTTTACCAATGTAAAGATTACCGCAGGTGACTTCCAAGCCGGTGATATTGGCAGAGTATTAGACCCATACTTAGAACAAATTGCAGATACGTTACTTGACTATAAAGATAGGAAAATAGTGGTGTTCTTACCACTCATTGAAACGAGCCAAAAGTTCTGCAAGATGCTTATTGAACGTGGCTTTAGTGCTGCCGAAGTCAATGGTAATAGTAAAGACCGTAACGAAATTACAGAGGACTTCGCCAATGGCAAATACAACGTGCTTTGTAACTCAATGCTACTAACGGAAGGGTGGGACTGCCCTAGTGTTGACTGCGTAATCGTACTTAGACCAACTAAATCAAGAGCCTTATATACGCAAATGATTGGCCGTGGTACTAGGTTATACGAAGGAAAAGACCACTTATTAGTGCTCGACTTCCTATGGCACTATGAAAAGCACTCACTCTGTAGACCAGCTCACTTAATCGCTAAGTCTGATGATGTGGCCATTAAGATGACTGAGATACTTGAAACATCAAGTATGGGACTAGAGGAAGCTGAGGAAGAAGCCGAACGCGATGTACTTGCTGAACGTGAAGCATCTCTTGCAAAAGAGCTCGCTGCAATGAGTAAGAGAAAAGCCAAATTAGTAGACCCATTACAGTTTGAATTCTCCATTCAAGCTGAGGATCTAACCCATTATGTACCTACATTCGGGTGGCATGTATCAAGTATTACTGATAAACAAAAGAAAACTATCGAGGACTTTGGGCTTAATCCGGATACCATCGAAGATGCCGGTAAAGCATCCATGCTCATTGATAGATTGCACAAACGTAAAGCGGAGGGATTATCTACTCCGAAACAAATTAGATTTTTAGAAAATAAAGGCTTTAAAAATGTTGGTACTTGGACTAATACCCAAGCATCAAATATGATAAGCCGAATTAGTGCGAGTGGTTGGAGAATACCGAAAGGAGTTAAACCTGCAACGTACCAACCATCATAAAGGAGTGCAAATGGAAGAAAGAAAGTTAGATTTAAGAGAAGTATTGGAGTACATTGACCCAGTCGATTGCTCCTACGAAGAATGGCTAAACGTAGGCCTTGCACTTCACCATGAAGGGTATCCAATGTTTGTATGGGAAAAGTGGTCATCTAACGACGGTGAACGGTTCCATCCTGGTGAATGTGAAGCTAAATGGAATTCATTCGGTGCTTACACAGGTAAACAAATTACAGGGGCAACTATCACGCAGATGGCTAAAGAGAATGGATGGACATCTAGCCGTAGTAATCAATGGGATGCAACTGCCATTCCATTTGGAACTATGGTAATGGCTGATCCGGATCCATACAAGATTATTGATAAGACCTGGGTGGAAGCATCTGACATTGAAATTCCGAAGCACTACCCTCAAGAACAACGTGTGGAGGACTTAACAAAGTACCTCCAAGCGTTATTCGAGCCAGACGATTATGTTGGCTATGTAAATACTGTCTACACTCATCAAGATAAAGATGGCTCTGAGATTAAATCACCGACTAAAGGAAGTTATGGTCGTACGCAAAATCAAATTTTAGACGCTTTACGGGCGAATAATAAAGTCGATGATGCAATAGGCACACTCGATGAAGAAGCAGGAGCCTGGATACGATTTAATGCATTAGATGGCAAAGGAGTAAAGAATGATAATGTGTCATCTTTCAAATTTGCACTCATTGAATCTGACAATATGGAACTTGGAAAGCAAAAGGCTATCCTTGAGCAGTTAGAGTTACCAATTGCAGCTATGGTATATAGCGGTGGTAAAAGTATCCATGCCATCGTTCATATCGATGCTAATGATTATTCTGAGTACCGTAATCGAGTAGACTTCCTATATCAAATCGTGCAGAAGAATGGGTTTAAAGTCGATAAACAAAACAAAAACCCTAGCCGGTTATCACGCATGCCTGGTGTTATGCGTGCAGGTAAACCTCAATTCTTAATCGCTACGAATATTGGTAAAGAATCATTCAAGGAATGGGAAGAATGGATAGCCACTGTCAATGATGACCTCCCAGAGCCGGAAGACTTAAACGCATTATGGGATAACATGCCAGACTTAGCACCTAGCTTAATTGATGGTATCCTTCGTGAAGGTCATAAGATGCTCATCGCAGGTCCATCTAAAGCAGGCAAGTCATTCGCCCTTATCCAACTATGTATATCCCTAGCTGAAGGCAAGCCGTGGTTTGGGTTTAACTGCGCACAGGGTAAAGTCCTATATGTAAATTTAGAACTTGATCGTGCGTCATGCTTACACCGGTTTAAGGATGTATATGAAGCACTAAACCTGGCACCTAATAACCTAGATAAGATATCCATCTGGAATCTCCGTGGTAAGTCATTACCTATGAACCAATTAGCGCCTAAGCTAATCCGTAGGGCAGAAAAGAAAGGGTATAAGGCTATCATTATTGACCCTATCTATAAGGTTATTACTGGTGATGAAAACAGTGCCGACCAAATGGCTAATTTCTGTAACCAATTTGACAAGGTGTGTACTGAGCTGAAATGTGCAGTCATCTATTGTCACCATCATTCTAAGGGGAACCAAACTGGTAAGCGGTCTATGGACCGTGCCTCTGGTTCCGGTGTATTCGCTCGTGACCCTGATGCCTTGATTGACTTACTCGAAATTGAAGCCGAGAACCTCGACGAAAACAAACTTGAAGGTGCTCCAGTGGATACTAGCCAATGTACTGCTTGGAGAATGGAAGGTACACTCCGTGAATTCCCTCGGTTCAAACCTGTTGATCTATGGTTTGAATATCCAATACATAAAGTCGATGAAAGTGGTTTCTTAGCTATGGCACAGTTTGACTCTGCACAAGCTAAAGGAACTCACAACAGCGCTAAGAAACGAAATGCAATCAAGGAATCTCGTAAAGAAAAACTAGTTGATGCGTTTAATATTGCTGCTGCTGAAAATGGATTCAGTGGAAGAGCAGACATAAAACGGGTAGCCGAAATTATGGAAGTCAGTGAACGCACTATTAGAAATTACTTAAAAGAGATACCCATTCTTAATGTTGAATTAGGTGAACTTGTTATGGCGGAGAAAGGTTAACAATAGGGAAGAAATTTGCTCTATATATATATAGTAAATTTCACAATTTTCCTTCGATGTAAGAGAAAAATTTCAAAGGGGTAAAAAGGGGACTAAAGTCTCCCCTTTCTACCCTCCTCCTTTTAAATTTCTCTTACCTTACATAACGATTTTTCTTTTCTTCCTTCGGAGGTTGTTATTTTGAATGTGAGGCTAGAAGGTGAATGAATGTTAGTTAAAGATGAAACAAAATATTGTTGGGTTGTTGATGAAGTGGCTGGCGAACCACAAGACAGCATTGAAATGGCTATCGCAGATTATGTAGATAACGAATATGACTATGGCGATTTTGATGCTTTAAGTCGAGAAGAATTATTGCAAATAACGATAGAAATAGGTCATCCATACAGATATATGCCTGAGGTAGATGGTGAACGAGCGATTTGGAATGTGCTTGATTACGATTTAGATGATGAAATTGCAGAATATTCAGACGATTACATGAAAGATGTTAAAAACGAACACATGGACGAACTAAGCGAAGAATTAACAAAAGTATTCCGAGCATGGGAAAAACGTCATGGGTACGAAAACAAATCATGGGTAGTGCAAGAAACAAAAACCTATCTTATTGAAGATTACATTAAGGAGTGATTTTGAATGAAAACTCCATGTAAGAATTGCGAGCTGCGTTCAGTTGGCTGTCATGGTACCTGCGTGAGCTACATAATGTACAAAGCTAAAATGGATAGACAGTCTAAAGAACGTAACTTGCGATGTGATGTAGGCGCTTATATTGGTAACAACATCAAGCGTATTAGAACTAGAATGAGGAAGTGTAAATATGCCATTGGATCTAACTACAGTGAATGAGGTGATGTATGAAGATATGGGGATTGTTTGATGATGGGAATAGTAGCTATTCAAATGCAGTTGCTGAGTACAACAAAAATAGGGGGGGGCAGCACCAAATTATATCAATAGGGATTAATAATGCTGATGTTAACCAAGACCTTGCAATTAATACGCTACATAAACCAAACGCACTATGGGAGCAGCTGGACAAGCTAGATAGACCTGATGTTATTCTAGCTTGTCCACCATGTGAAAGTTGGAGCGTGGCAAGTGCTATGAAAGGTGGTAATGCGTGTTGGAAACAAGAAAAGAATATGACTATCAACCTGTTCGGTGAATACGAACAGGGCAGTAAATTCACAATCAGAAATCACATCGATTATGAAAACTACCAATTCAAGTATGATAAGTCATTCCTAACACGTATCAATGGTGAAATGTGTATCTACAACACATTGAAGATTATTGAGCGGTATAAGCCTAGGGTATTCGTAATCGAAAACCCAGCATACGGGCGGATATGGGAATACATAGCAAATGTAATAGGGTTTGATATTCCTTATGAGAATTTAACTTATTACAACAACTATGGATACCCATTAAAGAAAGCAACTAAATTTGGCAGCAATATTAACCTAAAACTACTCAAGGAAAGTGTATCGGCGAATATACAAATGAAGGATTTTAAATCTGGAAGCAATAGATATAATTTACGGTCAAATATCCCATTGATACTTATTCAAGATATATTGTCTAAATGCGAAAAACATATTGATTAAGGATGTGATTGAAATTGTAATTGAATTCTTTATCCCTCTTCAGAAGGTTCCCACAGGTACCCATCAACAAAAGAGGGTAACTGTTAAGAATGGTACGCCAAGGTTCTATGATTCGGAAAATGTAAAGGCTATTAGAAAGTTATTCACAGAAGAGCTTGCGCCACATGCTCCTGTGGATCCAATACGAGGGCCTGTCAGATTGGTGACCAAGTGGTGCTTTGGTAAGGCTAACTGTAAAAAGGCTCAATGGAAAACCACTAAGCCTGATACAGATAACCTTATTAAGTTATTTAAAGATTGTATGACCTCACTTAACTATTGGAATGATGACGCCCAGGTGTGTAGTGAGGTTACTGAAAAGTACTGGAACCCAGTTACTGGGATATGGGTTCACATTGAAACATTAGAAGAACTACAGTGAAAGGTTGAAGCTATGAATAAAAAACTTGTATATGTTGCGCATCCTTATGGTGGTAAGGAAAGCAATCGTAAAAAGATTGATATGATCATGGGCGATTTAGTGCTTAATGATGTAAAGCATGACTACGTATCACCTATCCATAACTATGGGTATGTATATCTAACTGGTGATGACTACCAAAAAGGGTTAGATATCTGCTTAGGTCTACTTAGTCATTGTGACATTTTGGTATTATGTCCAGATTGGCAATCAAGTCGTGGATGTAAAGGTGAATATGAATTTGCTCAAAAACATGACAAGGCTATCTTCCTATTAGAAGAATGGAAAGCCATGAACCATATTTAGAAAGGAGACTGTAAGATGCCACTTGCAAGAAAATGTATCCGGTGTGGACGTACATTCCTAGCCAAAAAAGATGAACAGTACTGCGTACAATGTGCGAAAGAAGAACTGATGGCTATCCTTAACAAGGATAAACCACCTACACCTGCAAAAGATGAAGCGCCTAAAAAGGAAGTGAAGGAGAAAGTTATGACTAAGTGTAAGAACTGTGGCAAGATGTTCGAGCAGACAGGCAAAGGTAGACCTGCAGTGAATTGTCCAACATGTAGAGACTTATTGAATAAACCTAAGAATAAGGTACCACCTAAAGATAATAAATCCAAAAAGGTTGATGAAAGCGCTCCAGTTATTTCTAAAATGGAAACTACTGAGTCTTATATTAATTCTGAAAGTGTTCAAGGCTTATATGATTGTACTGATGATGTTAAAGTCTCATGCGTTAGTACTGATAAAAAACATAACCCAATTCCTAATGTGATTGACCATCCTTCACATTATAATCGTGGCAAGATTGAAGTTATCGATTTCATCGAAGACCAAGGGTTATCGTTCCATCTAGGGAATGTTATTAAGTATATTGCACGTGCCGGTTCTAAAGGGGATAAGCTAGAGGACCTTAAAAAGGCACGATGGTATTTAGATAGGTACATTAATGAGGTGATGAAATGAAACCACTATTTGGCGGATACGTCACATTAGATCGTCATGAATATATTATGGCGTGTGATACATGGGATGAAGCACTAAAGGAGCTACATTGGATAGCTAAACAATGTAAGCCATGTGAAGGTATGACTATTGTAATAGGTCGTGCTGTACCGTACCCTGGCCACATCAACGTAGATGAAGTTATTCAGAATGATATTAAGCGATGTCAAGAAGAAGCAGACCAAGGTGAAGAGGTGTACTACCTTCATGACAATGTGTTTACACCTAGCCAAAAGGCTGAGTTACAAGACTACTTAACCGATGTCTACCGTGCGTGGATTAATCGATATAACCTAAACGATGCTGCGTATCAGTTAACTAATACTACGATGTATCGGTATAGTGAAATCTTACAAGAATGGCAAGAAGTATAGGAGGCCTGTTATGGAAGATAAAACAGCGCGCATTATTGTTGAGTCTAACAATGATGCAGAAACATGTAATATCACTATTGAAAATGCAAACCCTACTACGGCAATCTATATGGCTACTAAGTTGGTGACTGCCGTAGCTAAGCAGTTCTCTAAAGATGATAATCATATCCCCTTATTGGTTAATGCTATGATGCTTGCCGTTCATGATCAATGTAAGAGTGCGACTCTTAAGTTTGATTCTGAGGAAGTATTGGATCCTCATCATAAGTTATCTTAGGTGATGCCTATGAATACTAAGTCATGTACTGGGAGTAAGCATCCAGGGGTTAGGAAGCTACAACGGTTACTGAATAGTCGTAGGCGCATGAAAGACATTGAGACACATCTACAACGCCTGGAGGTGGAAGCACAAGACGAACGGTCGAATACACCAGAGCAACAGCTTAATCTGAATACCGCACAGCGTGACCTTAATAATGAATTCCGTACATTGTCTAAGGAACGATATGAATTGTGGACATTGATATGTAAGATACCTAATGACATTGAGCGTACGTTCTTAGAGAACAGATATTACTTTGGTATGAGCATGAAAGAGGTTATCGAGGATATGTGTTACAGTGAAGCACAGATATATAATATCCAACGGAACGCGGTGAAAAGCTTTTGTCAAGTATTTTCTAAAAATAAATAAAGACAATATGCAATTAGAGGTACCACTTGTGATAGTCTACAAGTGTGGAGCGATAGGGATTAAGCCATTAGTCCTTTCGTTACCATACACTGTAGGGTACGTTCATAGTGAATACCTTTCTTGTACAAACCTCCACGGGCTATTACAGCACAAGAAGTATCATTAGGGACTACGCACAACCACGTAGTCCCTTTTGCTTACTTCTCCAACGATTCGACCATTGACCTTTTGTCTTTTATTTTGAGAATGAATGATAAAAGGTACTCCCTCGCGATAAAACCAGCGGTGGTC